CGTTTTTCAATATTGATAACACGAACAAAACTGTTAGTAACAGCCGCAGTAAAATAAGCAAACGGATTGTCGGATTTGCTTTCGTCAAATTGTAATCCAATCTGTGTTAACTGCAAAATGGCCTGTCCTTTCATTTCGTCATTGTATGTGTAACCGCGAACATTGCCACGGGTTGCATAACGTTCGCACAATTTTAACATCATCCTAGCTAAAGTGTTAGTAATTTGACCAGCATCTTTGTCGAACTTGCCCTTAACCAAATCACCTTTCCAATGACTTTTTCCAACACAAACAAGCTCATCGTTTTCATCAAATTTCCAATGTTGGAATGGCGGGAAATTGACCTTGTCCCTATGGTCTGCTAGACTCTTAGGATTCTTTTTACGAGTATTGTTCAATGGAATATGATCGAATGTCATGACCCTGAATACTACATCTGTTTTTTGAATCTTTTTATAGTCAACTTCACAATCTGCTTGTTTGACTTTTTCACCAGCAGCTTTGCGCCGTTGGTATTCTGCATCTCCAATTCTCTTAGCTCGATTACGTTTGGCTTCTGCTATGCTTCTTATATTGATCTTATCCAAACTAGCAACAATCATGTCATATTGATGATATTCTGGTTGTGTAAAACTGCAATACGAGCTTTTACTTCTATGTATTTCTAACAACATATCCTTGTTGTTTAGGTAATTTACTTTAGTTTGTGTTGGTAAAGTCATCCGTTCTCAGTCCTATAATAGTAACATTATAAACTACGCACTTAATAAAGTCAAATAAATAATATACCAAAAGAGGATTTTATTATGTCATTCGGCGATAGTTTCATACAAACAGCTACCAGTTCACAGAACCTAATAGGTGCAGTGTCGTCTGGCGTAAACACAGCCAGTAGATTAGCCAGTGCTGTATCTACAGCATATAATGGTGACCCAGGTGGCTTTGGTAGCGCATTGAGATCCATTAACTTGCCAGAAGCAGGGGAAGCTGTAGGGGATTTAGTAAGTGCGGTAGCTAGTTTTGGCGGGGATGCTGATCCCGCAGATTGGCGTGTACGTTTAAGTTTAGTCAATTGGACTAGCTTCAAAGGAAGTCCTGTACTTAAACCGTTAAAAGATGCAGGTGGTCTCATATTTCCATACACTCCAACAATTAATATTGCCAGCACAGCATCATATAATAGTATTGATACGACACATACCAACTATTCTTTTAGAACTTTTAAAAATAGTGATCCAGGACAGATATCAATTACAGCGCCTATGAATGTTGAAGATTCAACTCAGGCTTTATATTGGATTGCGGCGGTTCATTATTTACGTAGCCTTACCAAAATGTTCGCTGGATCTGATCCAAAGGCCGGCAATCCTCCTCCAATTGTTATGTTAAATGGTTACGGAAATTATATTTTTAAAAATGTACCTGTTGTAGTACAAAGTTTTAGTACAAGTTTAGATGCTAACTGTGACTATATTGGATGTAATGTTGTCGGTAGTATGGCAGGTGACATACAGGGTGTTAGCGATGCTGTTGGCGGACTAGCTAGTAGCATTGGAGGATCATTAGGCGGAGCCATTCCTGGACTTGGCGACATTGCAGGCGGTATAAGTAGCATAGCTGGTGGTGTAGGACAAGTTGCTGCGCTAGCCGGAAGTCTTGGCCTTGGCGGAACTACTAGCGGCGGAGTAGCTCATGTGCCAACTAAGAGCTCATTTAGTATAACTTTACAACCAATTTACAGCAGAAATAGTGCTCGTAATTTTAGCCTTGATAGGTTTGTTGGCGGCGGGTACCTTAATAATTCATTTGGATATGTATAATGTCAGCACAATATTCTAACACAAGTCCTTGGTATACTACTCCAGTTAAAAATAATTATTTGGATATTTTATCTATACGACCTGTAAGTGCAGAAGTGGATGATTTTCTTTATACAATAGAACCACAGTATGCTTACCGTCCAGATTTATTGTCGTATGACTTGTATGGAACAACACAGCTATGGTGGGTGTTCATGCAACGCAATCTTGATGTTCTTCAAGATCCTATTTTAGATTTCTCTCCAGGAACTCAAATTTATATTTGTAAAAATAGTAGTCTAACTACAGCATTAGGTTTATAATATGTCAGTATTAGATGATATTTCAGGAGCAGTTGATTCAGCAACAACGTCTGTAGGCAATGCTGTTAGTAGTGCTGTTGGAGGTGTAACAAACTTTTTAAGTTCGGGACCTGCCAGTGCGTTATCGTCAATTGGAAATGCTGTTAGCGGAGCATTAAGTAGTCTTGGAACATTATTTTCTCCACTATCGGGTGTTAGTCTTCCTATAAAAAATCCGTTGTTTGCCTATGCTAGTTATGACTATGTATTGGGAATAGCTGTCCTTACAGATGACCAGTTAAACAATCCAGACAAAGGATATATGAGTGGCGTTAAGTTAGAATTAATTTGCAAAAGTGCCAACGCAGATCCTACCAACAGAGTAAAAACACCATTTGGACAGTTTGATTATTTTGTAGATAAACTTGAAATTAATAGTACCATCGGTTTGGAAAAAGGTAATAATACCAATATGATGGACATGAACTTTAATATAACAGAACCATATAGTATGGGTACGTTTATGATGAGTTTGCAACAAGCAGCTTGGGATTCGGGTCATGACAATTATACACAAGCACCATTTTTATTAACTATAGATTTTAGAGGAAATACTGAAACAGGTCGATTGGATAATATTGCAGGAACATCCCGTAGAATTCCTTTTAGATTTAAAGATATTTCTATGACTGTTACTGATGCAGGATCAGTATATCATTGCACAGCATATCCTTGGAATAAACAAGCACTTAGTAGTCACGTTTCTGGTATTAAAACAGATGCAAGTGTTAAAGGAGTAACTGTTCAGGAAGTTTTGCAAACTGGCGAAAAAAGTTTACAAGTGATGTTGAATAAACGTTTGCAACAACTGGTAACTGATAAAGAAGTTGAAGTTGCAGATCAAATATTAATATTATTTCCAACTGATGTTAGTAGTGCTGGCGTAGATAATGCCAAAGGTGATACAGAAGATTCCACAGGTGCTGTAACTACAGGTACCGCAACTAGTGTTGATGCAATCGCAAAACAATTAAAATTAGTAAAAAGTACTATACCAGCAAATAATACTCTAGTACAAGATCCAGCAAATGTAAATCTTATTGGTAAAGCTAAAATGGGTTTTAGTGATACACGTAAAGGTGACCCTCCAGTAGGCAAAGATAGTAAAGTTGTAGTCAACGGAGATGTAATTCGTAGTAACAATACTGTTAATCCACAAACTAGCGATTTGCGTTTCAGCCAAGATACTGATATAACAGTAGCTATTGATGCGGTATTGCTTAACAGTGATTATTCTACAACACAATTACAAGAACAAAATATTGATAAAGCAGGTATGCGTAAATGGTGGCGTGTTGATACTCAAGTTTATACAATCACCGACGATAGAAATTTACAAAGCTCAGGAACAAAGCCTCGAGTGATTGTTTATCGAATTGTTCCGTATGGGGTACACACTAGTAAAACTACAGCACCAAACTCAAAAGCTCCAGGATTTGCTGAATTAGAAAAACAATGTGTCAAAGTATATGATTATTTGTATACCGGAAAAAATGTGGATGTATTGAATTTTAGAATTGAATTCAAAACAGGCTTTGCTGGCAAAATGGGTGCTACTAGTATTAAGCGTACTATTGATAATAAACAACAAACAGAAGCTAGCGGTGCAGACAGTAATGATCAAAATAATTTAAAGTCATTAGATGGTGGTAAAAAACCTGAAAGAAAATTAGGAGTAATACCACAAGCTGTTAATCGATCAAGCACATCATTTGCTGGTGACGGCACAGGCGGTGGTGGTATAGAAGATGAAGGTACACGAGCTGCAAAACAATTCCATGATGCTATTACTAGTGCAGCCGGTATGCTACAATTAGATTTAAAAATAATTGGAGATCCATATTGGATTGCGCAAAGCGGCATGGGTAATTATACAAGCTCTCCTACACAGTATCAAAATTTAAACAAAGACGGTAGTGTAAATTATCAAGGTAGTGAAGTAGATGTTAAGGTAAATTTCAGAACGCCTGTTGATATTAATCAATCTACAGGCTTGTATGATTTTGGTAAAAGTACTAAGAGTGCTCCTGTACTAACTTGGAGTGGTATCTATCAAGTTATTAAAGTTGTAAGTTATTTTGATAACGGACAGTTTACTCAGGTATTAAGCGGTCCTAGAAGAAACGGTCAAGAAATTGACGGAGCAGGTAGTTCATCGGCCACACTAAACACTTCTAACGAGAAGAAAGATCCGGCACCTAAAGATGCCACCGGAGATTAAAAATGGCTGAACATGAATACGAAGAGTACTCGGCATCCCCTAAAACGCCAAAGCCTGGGCCGTTCCTTGCCAGAGTTGTCAGCAATCTTGATCCAACATACATGGGTATATTAGAAGTTGAAATTCTAAAACCAGTTGGCGGATCATCTAGTGAAAGTCAGTTACATCAAGTAAAATATATGAGTCCGTTTTACGGAGTCACTAGTGTACAAGCTAACGGTGAAAACAACGACTTTGCTGACACACAAAAAAGTTATGGTATGTGGATGGTGCCACCTGATGTTGGTGTTACTGTAGTTGTTATTTTTATTGACGGTGATCCTAAACGCGGTTATTGGATTGGTTGTGTTCAAGATGAAAATATGAATTTTATGGTTCCTGGGATTGCGGCCACTGAAAGTGTAGTTGAAAATCCAGATCCAGATAATCAAGGTCGCAATGGTCGTGTTCCTGCAGCAGAATATAATAAAAAAATAGAAGACAACAATAGTCCAGGCGATCCTGATAAGAATTTTAAACCAGAACATCCTTTTACTAAAATGTTAACACATCAAGGTTTAGTGTTAGATGACACTAGGGGTATTACAACAAGTAGTGCTAGACGTGAAAGTCCTAGTAATGTATTTGGTATTAGTACTCCAGGTCCGTTGGATAAAAAAGGAAAAAAAGTTAAAAGCGGTAAAGCCGAGTGGTTAGCAGATACATTTATTAGTAGACTTGGCGGAAGTTCTTTTGTCATGGATGACGGTGATGCAAACTGGTTAAGAAAAACCGCGCCCACAGACGGACCACCAGATTATGCCAGTATTGATGCAAGTGAAACTGACGGTGATGTAGGACTACCGGCTAATGAATTAATTAGAATTCGAACTCGAACAGGTCATCAAATTTTATTGCATAACACAGAAGATTTGATTTATATTGGTAATAGTCGTGGAACTAGTTGGATAGAATTAACTAGCGATGGCAAGATAGACATTTATGCTCAGGATAGCATTAGTGTACATACTGGTAATGATTTAAACTTTTATGCTGACCGTGATATTAACATGGAAGCAGGTCGTAATTTTAATCTTAAAGTTGCCGAAAGACACCAAACTGAAGTTGGTAAAAATAAAATTTGTATTGTAAACGGTAATGTTGCTATACAAGTAGATGGCACACAAGATGAAACTATTTCAGGTGCTGTAAAAGAATCTTTTGGAGCAACATGGGATGTTACTACTGGCGGACAAACTAATATGACTATTGGTGGCGGTTTAGATGTTAATACTAGCGGAGCAAACAAACTTACATCAGGCGGCGATATGGCGATTTCCGCCGCCAATACTACTATATCAGGCGGCAATATTAATTTTAACGGCCCTGCAGCTGCAACAGCAGGATCTGCATCTGCAGCAACCGCTCCAGACCCATTGCCTACAATAGATAATCCAACAGATGTTGATGGAACTACTATTACTAGTATTTTAGCTCGTATTCCAACAGCTGAACCTTATCCACATCATGAAAATTTAGATGCTACGATGTTTAAACCTAGTGCTACTGATAGAGAAGCTGCTACAGCTATTCCGGTGCCTGATGCTTGGAAAACATATTCGCTATCAATGGACACATTCTTAAAAGGAAATTAATATGGCTACAAGTTTACACACTAGAACAACCATAGAGCAAACTAAAACTACTCCTCAACGTACAGTACAGCGTTATAGGGGATTCAGTACAGTAAGCACCGCCACTAAAAATTTTGCCTTATATGATTTTGAATTAATTAAACAAGACTTATTAAATCATTTTTATGTCAGACAGGGCGAACGTTTAATGAATCCAACTTACGGAACCATTATTTGGGACGTATTATTTGAGCCTTTAACAGAAGAAATAAAGAATCTTATACTACAAAATGTTAATCAGATTTTTAATAGTGATCCTCGTGTGCAAGCAGGAAATATTGTGATTACACCCTACGATCAAGGCCTACAAATACAATGTACACTAACATATTTGCTGTATAATTTGCAGGAAGCCTTACAATTAAAGTTCGATCAAGACAACGGATTGTTACTTACACAATAAACTACCCACATAATTTTATTCGATAAATATCATTATTAGGACATATTATGAGCTCAACGGATAGACTAAACAACCTGTTAGTCAGCGAAGACTGGCAGAAAATTTATCAATCATTTAAGAACGCAGACTTCCAAAGTTACGATTTTGATAACTTGCGTCGTACAATGATTGACTATATCCGTACTAATTTTCCTGAAGATTTTAACGATTACATTGAGTCAAGTGAATACCTTGCCCTTATCGATCTTATAGCGTTCGTGGGCCAAAGCATAGCTTTCAGAGTTGACTTAAATGCCCGTGAAAACTTCTTAGAGCTAGCAGAACGTCGTGATAGTGTATTACGTTTAGCACGTTTAATCAGTTATAATGCCCGTAGAAACACAGCCGCCAAAGGCTTATTAAAAGTAAACACCGTTCAAACGACAGAAGTATTATACGATAGCAACGGTCGTAATTTAGCAGGACAGTTTATCAGTTGGAATGATCCAGCTAACGCTAACTGGTACGATCAATTTATCAAAGTTATAAATGCTGCCCTTCCACAAACACAGCAATTTGGAAGTCCTGTGGATCAAGCAACGATTTACGGAGTGCCAACCGCTCAGTATAGATTTAACGCTAACAACACAGATATTCCAATTTATACTTTTACTAAAACTATTGCTGGCCGCAATATGGTATTTGAAATTACAAGTACTACATTTAAAGGACAGCCGTACATTTACGAAGAACCACCAAAGATTGGCAACAGCATTGCCTGTGTTTATAGAGATGACGGTCACGGAGCCGGAAGTCCAGGCACAGGTTTCTTCTTTAATTTTACACAAGGTATATTAAATCAAGGAACATTTAATGTTTCAGTACCAACTAGTAATCAAGTAATTGATATTAATACTCAAAATATTAATAATTCAGATGTATGGTTGTACGGTTTAAATCAATCAACAAATCTTGAAAGCACATTATGGACTCAAGTGCCCGCATTAACAGGCAATAACATTATCTATAATAGCTTGAACAGTAGTGTGAAGGACATTTATAGTGTAATTACAAGAGCCAGCGATGCTATCAGTTTAAGTTTTAGTGATGGTACATTTGGTAATTTGCCTCTTGGTAATTTTAGAATTTATTATCGAGTTAGCAACGGCTTAACATATTCTATCAATCCTGGCGATATTATTAATGTTATTATAAACATTCCTTATATCAGTCAAAGTAATAAAGCAGAAACATTATCAGTTAGTTTGAGTTTAGCCACAACAGTATCTAATGCTGCAACAACTGAAACTAACGCTAGTGTTAAAACTAATGCTCCTCAAACATACTATACACAAAATAGAATGATTACAGGTGAGGATTATAATATTAATCCTCTAAGTGCAACTACAAAAGTAGCAAAAGTAAAAGCTGTCAATAGAACAAGTAGCGGTATTAGTCGATATTTTGACTTAGTAGATCCTACAGGAAAATATTCTAGTACTAATATATTTGCCGATGATGGTATTTTATATAGAGAACCTTTTACCACTAGTGTAAACTTTACCTATGTAACACAATCTGATATTCAAGGTGTTATATACAATACAATTTATGATATTTTAAACACACCAAGTCTAAGAGATTTTTATTATACAAATTTCGTTGATTTTTTAACAAGTAGTTTAAATGTATCCTGGTATAGTGTGACTACTGATAGCAACACCAGCAGTGGTTATATCGGTACTTTTAATAATCCTTATAAAGTTTCATCTTTCACTTATACTGATTTGCGCTATCTTACTCCACAAAGTTTAATCAAATTTACAGCACCAACTGGTTATCACTTTGATAAAAATGACGGTAACAAATTAAAACCAAATCAATCTCCTTCTAACCCAACAGGAACTTCGTTCTATATCTGGGCAGAAGTAGTTAGTGTATCAGAAGACGGTACTGGAAACGGTACTGGAAAAACTGTAGCTGGCAATGGACCGATTGTATTAAATCGTAGTATACCAACACGATATTATGCTGATGGCACAGTGGAAGCCGCGCCAATTGCTAATCAAATTATTCCTAAATTTACTACAACTATCAGTAGTTCTGTAATTACAACTATGGTAGATTTAATTTTAGAAAATAAACCATTTGGATTACGCTACGATGTGTCTACACAAAGTTGGCAAATTATTTTTGAACAAAGCCTAAACAAGACTGGTCCATTTAGTCTTGCTAATCAAGGTAATACATCTGCTTTAAATCTCGACTCTAGCTGGTTCTTGTTATTTGATACTAATAACGAATATTATACAGTTACTAGTCGTCAGTTACGATATGTATTTGAAAGTGATCAAGATGTAACTTTCTACTTTGACACTAATGTTAAAATTTATGATACTATTTCAAGTAATACTATTACCGATACTATTAAAGTTTTAAGTGTAAATCCTGACTCTTTAAATTTAAATAAACCTTATACAGAAGATATTTCTTGGCAAGTTGTTAGCGAATATGTAGGGCAAGATGGATATATAGATCCTACTAAGATTGTTATTAGTTTTGCTGATACTAATAATAATGGTGTAGTAGACAATCCTCAATTGTTTACTGACATTGTTAATAATACATATATTGTTCAACAAAAATATTCTATTAGTAATGGCCAAGAAGATTACAAGTATGTTTATAATAACCCAACCGATCTAAATGTTGGACCCGTAATTTTTACAACTTCTACAGGCTTTAGCGATTTAAATTTAATAGACGGTCAGTATTTGTATTTTACTGATACACAAGTAGTTACGCAGTATACTTCAACATCTGTTAATCCTATTCCAACTTTAGATTATAAAGTATACACCGGCCGCGACAAATTAAAATTCCAATATGTTCATAGTGCAGATTATGATAGTCGTATAGATCCAGGTTCAAGTAATATTATGGATGTATATGTGTTGACGTCAGATTATGATTCACAGTTTAGACAATGGCTAGTTGGCAGCAATGTTACTGAACCGCTACCTCCAAGCAGCGATGAGCTAAACAATTTATTAAGTCCAACTCTTAATTTAATTAAATCTATCAGCGACGAAATAATTTATCATCCAGTTACATATAAACTTTTATTTGGACCAGCTGCCGATCCTAGTTTACAAGCAACGTTTAATGTTATGGTAAATCCAAATAGTGCTGTATCAAATGCTGACATTCAAGCCCGTGTGTTATCTGCAATAAACACATTCTTTGCCCTTGAAAATTGGAACTTTGGAGACACATTTTATTTTTCAGAACTAAGCACGTACATTATCAATCAACTAGCACCCGATGTTATAAATTTTGTAATTGTTCCAGTACAAACTAATCAATACTTTGGTAGTTTGTTTGAAATTCAGTGTCCAAGCAATCAAATATTTGTTAGCTGTGCAACTACATCTAATATTGTAATTGTATCAGGATTAACTAACACAAATTTAAAAACAGTAACAGGTACAGCTTTGAACTCATTTACAACTAGTCAAAATATTATCAGCGCAAACTACGGAGTAACTAATGGCTAATGCTAATAACCCAACAGGTATCACAAGCCCTAGTTTAAACTTATTACCAAAGTATTTTCAAACTCCGGCAAATAAAAAGTTTTTACAAGCAACAATAGACCAGTTATTCCAACCAGGTAGTGTTACAAAAACTAGCGGATTTATCGGAAGAGAAAATGCAAAAGCTGCTATAGGCACTGACAATTATATTTCAGCTGCAGATACAACACGACAAAATTATCAACTAGAGCCAGGTATTACTATTAGAGATAGTCTTGGTAATGTTAAATTCTTTAAAGATTACATTGACTATATTAATCAAATTGGCGTCTTTGGCGGTAATACAAAGAGTCACCAACGCTTAAATTCACAAGAATTTTACAGTTGGGATCCGCATATCGATTGGGATAAGTTCGTTAATTTTCAAAATTATTATTGGTTGCCGTACGGTCCAGAAGTTATTAAAATTTATGGACAGCAAGAAAAAATTTCTAGTACTATCTCTGTAGAATTACAAAATGAAGGAGCAAATAATCAGTATGTGTTTACTCCTGATGGATTCACACCTGATCCAATACTTAAAATTTATAAAGGTCATACTTATACATTTGTAATCAATAGTCCAGGTAATCCTTTTAGTATTAAATTATCTCGATCTATTGGTTCCATTGATAGATATATTAATAGAAACATTGATAACTATGCGGTAACTGATGGAACAATAACTTTTACTGTGCCGCTAGATGCACCAAGTATACTATATTATCAAAGTGAAACAGATATCAATCTTGGTGGTAGTATTGAAGTTTTTAGCATTGATGAAAATAGCTTTATCGATGTTGAAAAAGATTTTCTTGGAAAACAAACATACAAATTAACAGACGGTACCGCTATTAGTAACGGTATGAAAGTAAGTTTTGGTGGTAATGTTACACCTGCTAGTTACGGAAAAGGTGAATATTATGTTGATGGTGTAGGTACAGCAATACGTTTAGTACCAACTAGTGTTTTAGAAATTATCACACCTTATACTATTGAACAAACTTCTGCATTTGATAGCACACCATTCGAATCTGAACCATTTAGTGATGCTACTGGCTATGCCAGCGTACAAGACTATATCACTATTAACAGAACAAGTCGAGATCACAATCCTTGGTCAAGATATAATCGTTGGTTCCACCAAGATGTAATTAAAGCAAGTTGTGCTTATAACAACATTGCACCTGAGTTAGATCAAAAAGCTAGAGCAACACGACCAATTATTGAATTTGTTTCAGATTTAAAATTATTTAATTTTGGTACACAAGCCATAACAGATGTAGATTTAATTGATAATTTTACAGTAGACGTATTTTCAACCATAGAAGGAAGTAGTGGTTATAATATCGACGGCGTTGATCTAGTACAAGGACATAGAATTTTAGTTACAGCTGATATTGATCCATTAGTTGTTAATAAAGTTTACGAAGTAACTTTTGTAGATCTGCGTCATTTAAATTCTGGTAGTAAACAAATTCATTTAGTAGAAGCTGAAACTCCTACCGTTGGACAAACAGCTATAATTAAATCTGGTAAAACTTATTATAGCCAAATGTTCTGGTTTAATGGAACAACTTGGGTAGAAGCACAACAAAAAACTAATACCAATCAAGCGCCATTGTTTGATATAGTAGACAACAATGGAATTAGTTACGGAGATACCAGTGTATATAATGGATCTACCTTCAAAGGCACACAGTTATTTTCTTACAAAGTTGGCAATAGTATCAATGATAGCGTTTTAGGTTTTCCATTAAGCTATCAAAATGTAGCAAACATTGGTGATATAGTTTTTAATTTTAATCTAGCAACTGATAGTTTTCAATACAAACAAACTACAAATCTTATTACACAAAAAATTGATGTAGGATTTTTAGTAGGACAAGACTATGCAGGCCGTCCTATGTACCAGAACGGTTGGCAAATTTGCAATACTAAAACTGTACAAGCCGCTGTTAGAATTTATAAAAATTCTAAGATTACAAATAATTTTAATTTAGATATATTTGACGATATTACAAATCTTTCAGATTTAGTTGTTCGCATTTATGTTAACGGGCAAAGATTAAATTCTACCGAATGGAAGTTAGTTGATACTACTCTTTATAAAAAAATTGTATTAAACACAGCAATATCGTTAACAGATGTGTTGACAATTAAAGCATTTGCTGCACAGCCTATAAATTCTAACGGTTATTATGAAATACCGATTAATTTACAAAATAATCCATTAAACGATAGTATGGCGGACTTTACATTAGGTGAAGTTACCGATCATGTAAACACAATCGTAGACAATATTGATTTTATTGGAGCTTTTCCGGGTGAAAGCGATTTAAGGGATCTTGGTAATATAACACAATACGGTACACGTTTTGTGCAACATAGTGGACCATTAAGTCTTAGCTTATATCATATAACAAGTGAAAATACAAATGTAATTAAAGCAATTGAAACTGCTCGAGATGATTACAATAATTTTAAACGTAATTTCTTATCTATTGCTTCTAACTTAGGTATAGATGCAGATCCAGTTACTATGGTTGATTTAATTTTACAAAAAATTAATGCCAACAAACCAAATACAGCACCTTATTATTTTACCGATATGGTTCCATACGGTGCAAAATTAGTAACAGATTTGCCTGTTGTTGACGGTAGAATTAAAAAGTATCCTCTTACAACTGTATTCAATTTAGACACAATGTCTAATAAAGCGGTTGGTGTATATTTAAATCAAGTACAACTTGTGTATGGAACCGACTATACTTTTGATAGTCAAGGATTTATTGATATAATACATTCTCTAGTTACCGGTGATACTATAACTACCTACGAATATGAAAGTACTGACGGTTGTTTTATCCCATCAACACCTACAAAATTAGGAATGTGGCCAAAGTATGAACCAAAGAAATACTTAGACACTACATTATTGACTCCTGTAAACATTATTCAAGGACATGACGGAAGTTTAGTCTTAGCATACAATGACTACAGAGATGATATTATTTTAGAATTAGAAAAACGTATTTTTAATAACATAAAAGTTCAATACGATCCTACTATTTTTGATATTAATGATATTATTCCTAGTTATAATAGAACAAATGATTATAGCCGAGTAGAATTTGAACAAGTATTAGCACCTAATTTTTATAAATGGACAGGATTAATTGGTAGCGATTTTACTAAACCTCTAAGCTACGATATTGGAAATCCATTTACATACAACTACAAACGTAGTACTGGACCTACTGGTGGAAAGATACCAGGATACTGGAGAGGTATTTACAAATATTTGCTAGACACTGACCGTCCAAACATTTGTCCTTGGGAAATGCTAGGGTTTAGTATTATGCCTAGCTGGTGGATTAGTGTCTATGGGCCTTCTCCTTACACTAAAGATAATCTTGTAATGTGGCAAGATATATCTGAAGGTATAATTAGAGAACCTGGAAAACCTTTAGTATATCAAACCAAATATGCTAAACCTTTCTTAATGAACTGCATTCCAGTAGACGAGTCTGGTAATTTATTAAACCCAACAATAACAGGGTTAGCCAATGGTCCAATTACACCAAGTGTTGATGGCGATTATGTATTCGGTGATGTTGCGCCAGTTGAGAATGCTTGGCGTAGAAGTAGTTATTATCCGTTCAGTGTTATTGCAGCCAGTTTATTATTAACTCCTGCAAAAACATTTGGAACATTATTAGATAGAAGCAGAATTGTTAGAAATCTCGCCGGTCAATTGATTTATAAAGACACTGGTTTGCGTCTACGTCCAATGGATATAATTCTGCCAAGCATATATTCTAGTGAAAACAGAGTACAAACATCTGGTATTATTAACTATGTTATAGATCTTATTTTAAATTATATTTTTAGTAATAATCTTGCTAGCTATAACAGTTACGAAACTGATTTGGCATTAATGACAGCACAACTAAGTTATCGTGTTGGTGCATTTACAAATCAAGATCAATTTAATCTTTTACTAGAAAGTAAAACTCCGATGAGTACTGGAAATGTATTCATTCCAAAGGAAGATTATAGTATATTCTTAAACACAAGTAGCCCTGTTAAGAAATTAACTTACAGCGGTGTAATGATTACTAAACTTCAGACAGGATATCAAGTCCGTGGATATAGTAGAACGCAACCGTATTTTTATTATTATGATTTCCAGCAATCAGGATCAGCAATAAATGTCGGCGGAATAAGTCAAACATATTCTGTTTGGACTCCAGGCCAACAATATATTGTAGGGTCTATTGTTGAATATAATAACAAATATTATAGAACAGTAGTTGCTAATACCGAGTCAACATTTGATACACAATATTTCCAAGTATTACCTGGCTTGCCTGCTGTAGGCGGCGTTGATGTTATTTTTAGAAAAATTTGGGATCGCTCAACTTTAATTACTGTACCCTATGGAACAGAGTTTAGTTCTGCTCAGGAAGTAGTAGACTTCTTACTAGGCTATGGTGAATATTTAAAAAACCAAGGATTTGTATTTGATGACTATAATAGCAATCTTGAATCTGTGTTAAACTGGGAAACTAGTGCAAAAGAATTTTTATTTTGGAGTACACAGAACTGGAGCACTGGTCAAGAAAAGTGGAGTGATTGGAAACCAAATCAAGCAATTTCTTATGGAACTATTTTAAGATATAACGGAAATTACTATAGTGCTATAACTAATATTCCTCCTAGCGCCGAATTTAACGCAGACGATTTTAATAAATTAGATGGGTTAAGTGCTGCAGGAGCAAGTGTTATCAGTTTAAGCCCAAGCGCGGCTGCTGTAACATTTACAACTACACTAACTGTAGTTGATGATATTAGTAACAAGTTTAATAATTACGAAATTTTTAAAGTAGACGGAACTAGTATTTCTCCTAAACAAATGGACAGTTATAGAGAAGGTAACACTATTACCTATGCTCCAAGAACAACTGATGGAATTTATAGTGCTAGTTTTTACTTAATACAAAACGAACACGTTGTTACAATTAAAAATACTGATATTTTTAATGATGTAATTTACAATCCTCCAAGCGGATATAGACGTGAACGTATTAAGGTAAGTGGTTATGTAACCACTAACTGGTATGGCGGATTAGATATTCCTGGATTTATATTTGATGCTGCTAGTGTAGATAGCTGGCAACCATGGCAAGACTATAATATGGGAGACATAATTCTACATCAAGGACATTATTATAGTGCAAATAAATTTTTAGCAGGGTCGGACACATTTGTTTCTAGCGATTGGTCTGTAATGTCTAAAACACCTAGCCCAGTTATTATGCCAAACTGGACTAATTTGGCAACACAATTTACAGATTTCTATAGTTTAGAAGTTGATAACTTTGACTCTCAACAACAAAAGATGGCACAACATTTAATTGGCTATCAAAAACGTCAATATCTTGAAAATATTATTCAAGATGATGTTAGCGAATTTAAATTCTATCAAGGAATGGTTCGTGAAAAAGGAACACAAAATGTTCTTAATAAGTTGTTTAATGTTTTAAGTTCAGACAACGCAGAAAGTTTAATGTTCTACGAAGAGTGGGCGTTACGTGTTGGTCAATATGGTGCCAATCGTGCATTTGAAGATGTTGAGTTTGTATTAGATGAAGGCAATTTTAATAGTAATCCTCAAGCTGTAGCACTAGTACAACATTACGATTCATCTATTAATGATTTTGTTATTCAACAAGCTGCACAAGATGTATATCTAAAACCAGCAGGATACAATTCTAATCCGTTTCCTGTGTTTGATGATACTAATCCTTACAAGCCATTGTTACGTAGTGCAGGTTATGTTAACCCAGCAGACGTATTATTAAGTTTAGGAACTATAGACGAATTAACTACACAAGACATTACTAAGTTTAATAATGGAGATTGTGTATGGGTAGCATTTGAAGGTAACAGTTGGAATGTGTATCGCTATACTGATATGAATATAACAGTAGAAAATGCAATATACAATCCTACTCTTAAACAGATAACAATTTCTACAAAATATTTGTCAGGAATAACAGCTGGAATGTATATAGGCATAAGCCAAGTTTCGCAATTTAGCGGTTTTTATAAAGTTGAAAGTGTTAATCTAAATTCTTTTGTAATATCTAAAACTGTTAACGGTTGGATAAATCCTTTTGTTGAACAAGATAGAATGGTAGTGTTTGCTATGATTAGTCAACGAACTACATCTATTAATAATCTCGATAGTGTTATAAAAAAAGATTTACTACCTGGAGAAATTGTTTGGACAGATGATGCTGGCAGTAAATCTTGGGGTACTTGGAAATATAATCCAGTGTACAGCGAATTTTTAGTTAACAATAGTTTTCCAAGCGATGAAACAAATTTTGGTTTACGTGTGTCTGTAAACAAAAAAGGAGACATGTTAGCTGTAGGCGATAACCGAGGTAATGTTGTTACATATTATCGTGCTCAGTCAAACTTATCATGGGCTGAAAAACAATTAATATCAGCTCCAACAGTATCTTCTATATCAGATAATACTCCGGTTAGTGCCATAGCCTTTAGCCCAGATGGTACTTGGCTTGCTGTAGGATCAAAATCAGCTGGATCAGTTTCGTCTAGCTACAAAGGAGAATACAATTCTTCACTTGACTACGGTTCAAACAGTATTGTAAAACTTGGAGATTCTTTATACAGAACTCTTACCGCTATTCAACATGAATATATTGTTACTGATTTCAGTGCAACTACTACAAGTTTAGGTTCAGGTGCAATCTTTGACGTGGTTGTTGTTCCAACAGCTACAAGAGTAATTGGAGATGCCACAGTGCCAACTGCAGGATACTATAATGTAGTTATAAAATATGGCGGTATTGGCTACGCTCCAGGTAACAAAATAAAAATTTCAGGAACTCAGTTAGGTGGAATATCTCCAGACGACGATTTAACAATCACTATACCAACAGATGGTGTTACAACAACTTCTAGTATAAAATTAAATGCTGCTATAACTATTTCTGGTTCTCCTTCTACACTAAACAACGGAATCTTACTAGCAAAAACTACGCCAGGTGTTAGTGGATCAGTTATATCAGGAGCAGGTGCAACATTACGTATCATAACTCCTCCTTACGGATATAGGATTGCTCCTAATTCAGGCGCCCTTGGAGGTACACGATATTCTATTGGAGATACGATTACAGTCCTTGGTAGTCAGTTAGGAGGAGTCAATGTGGTCAATGACTTTATATTAACAGTATCGTCGGTTGACCAGAATGGAGCAATTTCTAATTTTACAGTTAACGGACAACCATCTTGGCAACAAATTTCTTACATTCCTTCAGAAATTAACAGATACGGTCAATTAATTGAATCAGGATATTTTTCAATTGGTAATACTTATGAAATTAGTGTTCTAGGAACAACAGATTGGAACTACATTGCAAACACTACTGGTGTAACTTACAATGTAGGTGATACGTTTGTTGCTCGTCAAAGCGGAAAAGTTTTAGCAACTGATCTACAATCTGGATCAACATACGTTATTATATTCCAAGGCACTAGCAATTTCTTGTTAGCAGGTGCTAGTTCAAATGCAATTGGAACAGCATTTATTGCAGATGCGCCAATTACTGGAACTGGTTTTGTCTTTAACGGAACTGGTGTTGCTATTGAACAAATAAAAGCCTATGATTCGACAACAGTGGGTCAAGGTATTGTTACTTTATATAAAAAGAATAATGATAATTTTTACTCTATTGTCGATACAATCATAAGTGAAGATCCTGTTGATAATGAAAACTTTGGTGCAACTTTAGTTTTTGGACAAGATTCTTTATATGTTGGAGCATTAGGCGGAAGCTCATACGATGGATTAACAAATAATGTCGGAAGAGTTTATAAATTATCTTATGGTGTACAAAAATCTGTATCTGCAACATATAATCCTGTAGGAAGTTCGGGAGTTACATTAGTTGTATCATCTACTAATCCAATTCCTTTATATAATGTAAGCCCAGGTATGCTAGTTACTGGTACAGGATTTATCAGTGGACAATATGTTTTACAAATATTAAGTACAACTACATTAATTTTAAGCGCACCTCCTACTGGAACCCCAGATGGTACAATAACGTTTAAAACTATAGATTGGGGATATAACTCTTTCCTTGCAGGTACTACTGTTGGGGATAATTTTGGAAGAAATATTCAAGTAAGTGCTGATAATTCAATCATTGCTATTAGTACAGAAGATGGCAACGGAAATGGTATTGTACAAATCTTTAAAAATGGAATTACTTTACAGCCAATTTCAGGTACTGATGTTTCTTTTGGAACAAGTTTAAGTGTTTCAGATGACGGAGTATATATTGTTGTTGGAGATGGTACACAAAATGGAACTGTTAATGTTTATAAATTTAACGGAGCTGAATATGGCCCAACTCCATATCAAACACTAGTAGATCATTATTCAGAAATTCAAGGACACTTTGGAAACAAGGTTGCGTTTATGAATGGAGGCAAAACTATTGCTGTTTATAGTCAAAGTGGCAATGCTTCTATAACAACAACGTTTGATTCTTATGCTAAAACATTAGAAAATAATCAAGATAATCCATATCTTAGCGATACAACTTCTCAGGCAACTACACCTAGCACCTATGATAAAAATTCTACACTATTTGTCCAAACACAAATAGGTAGTGGACGAGTTGACATATATGATATGTATGGAGACAAGTGGGTGTTTAGTGAAAGTTTGCAAAGTGCAGACACAAGTTCTGATGGATATGGAATTGGATTCTCTGCAGGCGATAATACGGTAGTAGTCGGTGCACCTTATGCAACTGACCAGACACATATTCAATCTGGACAAGTTTATAGTTACGTTAAACCGTCTGACAAATACAGCTGGACTCTTGATAAGACATCTAGTTTGATTCCAATTGTTAGCCGAGTTAAGAAAGCATTCTTATATAATAAAAATCTTGGAACACTTGTATCTTACTTAGATACTATTGATCCATTGCAAGGAAAAATTGCAGGCGTTGCAGATGAAGAAATAAAATATAAATCTTTCTATGATCCTGCGGTGTATTCTGATAATCCAGGATCTGTTAATGTTAATGCAGATAACTCAAGTTACTGGTCAAAGAATCAAATTGGTCAGTTATGGTGGAATTTAAGTACCGCCAAGTTTGTTGAATCTTATTTTGATGATGTAAATTATAGAAATAATAGTTGGAACAAACTAGCCCCAGGTGCAAGTATAGATATTTACGAATGGGTTGAATCAAAATTATTGCCAGCTCAGTGGGATGCACAAGCAGATACTCCTGCTGGACTTGCTTTAGGTATAAGCGGTACAAGTTTATATGGCAATAATGTATACAGCGTAAGACAGCAATATAATAATCTTACTAAAGCATTTGTTAAGACTTATTATTTCTGGGTTAAAAATAAATCAGTAGTTCCGCATGTACCGGGACGTAATATTACAGCATTGGATGTTGCCAGTTTAATTGCTAACCCTCGCGGACAAAGTTATTCTTACTTGTCTTTGTTAGGTCCGGATTCATTTAGTTTAACTAATACTCGTCAGTATTTGAAAGATAAAGATGTAGTACTAGCGGTAGAGTATTGGTTAACAAATAAAACAGATCAGAATATTCATAGTCAATGGAAATTAATTAGTAACGATCCTATTGTGGATTTACCGTTGACATTAGAACAAAAATGGTTTGATAGTTTATGCGGTGTTGATTCGGCAGGACGTGGTGTTCCAGATTTGACTCAGCCTCCTAAACTACGATATGGTGTAGAGAATCGTCCACGTCAAAGTATGTTTGTAAATCGTATTGAAGCTCTTAAAGAGTTTGTAGAACGTACAAACAGAACATTGATTTTAAATCAAATTAGTGAAAACTATAATATTAGTGCTTTAGAAAGCTACGATACTCCTCCAACAGTGATATCAGGTCTATATGATAATACTCTTGACACTGATGCAGAGTTACCATATTTGAATATTACATCATTTAGAAAAGCAATTTTAAATCCTGTAATTACTAACGGTACAATTACAAGTATAGATATTACTTTTGCAGGTAGCGGTTATTTAATTGCACCTACAGTAACTATCGATAGTCCGGGAAAAAATGCTGTACTTAAAACAACAATTAATAGCCTAGGACAAATTACTAATGTGTCAGTAGTCAGCGGAGGCTTTGGCTACGATATTAGTAATACAACATTAACAGTAAGAACTTATTGTGTGTTAGTAAAAAGCGATAGTGTTGCCAACAATAATTGGAGTATCTATGCATACGATACTACATCTAAGATATGGTCACGTATACTTACACAAGCATATGATGTGAGAAATTATTGGAATTATGTTGATTGGTATGCAACTGGGTATAGTCAGTATAGTGCTCCAGATCATGCTGTGGATACATTTGTAGGGTTAAACACTCTTCAATCTAAAATAGGCGAACTAGTAAAAGTTCGTACAGTAAATGCAGGCGGTTGGTTGTTACTAGAAAAATATGCAAATTCGACCAGTGTTGATTGGACTCAAAGTTATAACATAGTAGGTATACAGAATGGTACAATACAATTAAGTACTAAACTTTACAACTTTGAATCTACTAATATTGGTTATGACAGCGACATATTTGATGGCGGAAGTTTTGATGTTGTTGCTAGTACAGAATTAAGAATTATTCTTAATACAATTAAAGAAAATATCTTTATTGGTAATTTAAAACAAAACTATTTAGACTTGTTCATTGCTGCAATACACTATGCACATAGTGAACAAGTATATATTGATTGGGCATTTAAAACTAGTTTTGTTCGTGCAACACATAATGTAGGTAAGTTAGATCAACCAGTAAACTACCCTGTTGATAATATTGCTAACTTTGAAGATTATGTTTCAGAAGTTAAACCATACAGAACAAAATTAAGAGAATATATTAGCAACTACACAGGTTTAGAAGTTGGACAAAGTGCCATTACTGATTTTGATTTACAACCTGTTTATTCAAATAACAAAGTTGTACCAGTTGATACTATATTTGACGGAACTGGTGTATCTTCTAATAACTCTGTTATACAAACTTATCCTTGGAAATTCTGGAATGATAATTTAGGATTTGTTGTTACAGATCTTGTTATTATCAGCGGAGGTTCTAATTATATAACTCCTCCACAAGTTATTATAACTAGCGAAAGTGGTTCTGGTGCAACAGCTCAGGCATTTATAGTTAATGGTGCTGTAAGTAGAATAGTATTAACTAATCCTGGAACAGGATACTTGTCTACCCCAACAGTTACTATTTCAGGAGGACTTGGCCCAATAGGAATATCAGCCAGGGTAATTGCTGTTATTGGTAAAGGTGTAGTTCGTGGTTCGTTAATTGGAATAAAATTTGATAGAACTGACTATACGTATTATAATACAGTATTACAAAAAACACAAACGTTCACTGGTTCTGGTAGCAGATTGCAATGGGCGTTGACTTGGGCTCCTGATACACGTATTGGTCAAAATACAGTTACTATCAATGGCATACCTGCACTTAGAGAAAATTATAAACTTTCTGTTATTAAAGCAAAATATAACGGCTATACACATTACACTGGAGTTATTACTTTTTTAACACCTCCGTCTAATCAGAGTATTATAGTTGTTACATATAAGATAAATCAATCTTTATTAAATGCTGTTGACCGCATTCAATATTACTATAATCCAACAAGTGGCCAACTAGGAAAAGATCTTACACAGTTATTAACTGGAACTGATTATGGTGGCGTACAAGTTAATGGTTTAGGATTTAATAGTATTCACGGTTGGGATTCAAACCCATTTGGAACTGATACTTGGGATAATTTTGATAGTAATTATACTGACTATTTTGTTACAGCTACTGCAGATCAACTTAGATCTTTTACACTACCTTATCAATTGAATCCTGGTACTGAAATAAACGTATATCATGCTGCAAGTACTGAAGATAGAACAACCATATCTGCACTGAACTCTAATCAAATTAAATTTGAGTATAATATTTTAGCTACTACCGTAGTTGTAACATCAGTAGTTACAAAAACAGCTGCAGGACCTACAACTACGTACAACCCAGTAGGAAGTTACTATACTACACTTACTGTTTCCGACGCTACTGGAATTTTAATAGGAATGGCTGTTGTTGGAACAGGTTTTACTAGCGGACAAACAGTGACGTATGTTGATTATACTAATAAAACATTAACTTTGAGTAAAGCTCCTGATAGTACACCAACAGGCGTATTAACATTTACATATAACTATGCTGGTAGTAATAAACTTACTTTAAATAGCGTTGATGGAATTAATTTAGGAGATGTTGTTACTTCAGATGCTGTATCAGTATTTGCATACGATACGGTAGTTGAAAATATTGACACTAATACAAATACAATTACATTAGGAACACCAGATTCTTCTACTACTTTAAATGCAAACAATATTAGTGGTGACGGTCACACAGTTACAATAACGTTTGACACTCAAAAATATGTTCCATTTGAATCTGGTACTACTATTATTGTAACAGGATTTATTCCAAATTCTTACAACGGCATTTATAAAGTCACCAATGCATCATTTAATTTTGTAAGTTTTACAAGTTTGTTGCAAGCACCTTCAACTACAATTGGTACTGTAAGTTTAATTTTAAATTCTGTAATCTTTAAGGATCCTGCACAAATTAATAATTATTATCCAATTGTTAATGGCAATTCGATACAGTTTACTAAACTACTAAAAGATACAATCGATATGGTAGTAAATAACGACGGTACAGTAGTATTATTATCTTATGTTCCTGCAATTGGAGCAGAAATTGTTATCACTGGAAAAACAAGTCCTGTAAGATTAGACGATCCAAAATTTGGAACAGTGGATCAGAAAAATTCTAAGGCAAAAATGCAAACACCGTTCCCGGTATTTTCAGTTACTGTTACTAGTCCGGGTCGTTATACTCAGTTGCCTGCAATAACATTTAGCGATTCTGATCTCAATGCTCCAAGTTATACAGCATCAGCAACACCAATAATGAAAGCTGTTGATGTATCTTATAACGGAAACAATCTCGGAACTGGCTATACTGTTGGCGACATACTAGTAGCAACTCCACAGTATGGTCCTGCTAATGTAACAATGATCAATTCTTCTATAGTTAATTCAACACTAGTTGTAGGAACTATAACTTCTGGCGAAATTTATCCAGGAATGATTTTAACCGGATCAGGAATTGCACAATTTGATTCATTAATCAGCACAGGAATCCGTGGCGATGGAACAATCGCAACTATCACATTTGCAACTCGTGCTAGTATACCATTTGCATTAGGCCAGTATACAGAAGTATCTGGATTTCCTAATGGATTTAACGGAAAATATATAGTTACTGATGTTACTGACCATTCTGTTTCTTATGAAAACACCACGGTGTTATCGCAAACATTTGTAGTTGGTACAGTTTCTAGCGTTGATATAACATACATTACAGGCCTTGATCCGTCTAGTCATGGAACTGGCAATGGCAGTTTCTGGACATTAAATCGTAAATTAACTACCGCTTCGACTACTATTACTGGTTCGAGTGCTGTTATTTTACAAGTAACAAGAACAGCCAGCTTTACAGAAATTGGACCAATTGATGAATTACAAATATTGTCTTCAACAATATATGAAGGTGGAGTTGATGAAGCCAGCCAATCATTAATGGGAGGCACTGGTCAAAATGCAACAATTACTTTAGTTTATGGTGTGGACTCTGTTGTATTAGCAAATCCAGGTAGTGGATATTTAAATAATCCAACTATTACATTTGAACAAGGTATTGAAACCGCTACAGCAACTGCTACAATTAGACAAGTGGTTAATTCTTCTACAGCAAATACAGTTGTGACAATATCTGATAGTTATCCAGTGACTGTTGGTGATGAATTTGTTATTCGTCAAGCATCTAGTGATGGATCAGTTGCACCTGCTGATCAAGATTATGATACATCGATTACTGGCGGCGATTTAGCTTATACTACAGCAACTGGTATTTTAGCAGATGATATTATCATTGATGGTGACGGATTAGTAACACCAACATCTAGTCCTGCTCCAGAAGAAGTAATGCCAGGACAAGTAGTTGATACATTGGCTATTAAAGTATACGATCAAACATACAATGCTGGAGCAAAAGTTAAAATTGACAACTATGTTGGCGATGGTAGCTTATTAACATTTGCATACAGTCAATTATTAAACAATCCAGGTGCGATTGTAGTAAAAGTTGATAATGTAATTAAAGTAGCGGGTGTGGATTATAATGTTTCATTTAATCAGAACAGAATTGTTTTTGTTCAACCACCTGCAGCTAATAAAATTATTAGTATTTTTACTATTGGTATTAATGGTCAAAATATTTTAGACGGTGATTATTTTATTTGTGATGGAATTACATCAGAATTTATCACCAGAGCTAAATGGCTGGATACTGTTTCATCTGTAATTTATTTAAATGGTGTATTAGTAAATCCTATATTGTTTAAAACAGACAATACATACTCGTTAGGCGGTATGATTGGTTTGCGTTTTAGTGTAACTCCTGCAGCAGGATCTGTAATAAACTATATTATCGTAGCAAGTGCTATTCAAACGGTTGCAGTTACGCAAACTGAGTTATTACCGTTGTATGCAATACCTCAGAATACATTTAAATTAGATAATCCTGTTGGTGTTGGTTTACCTGCAGAATCAAATATGATTGTAATAGTTGACAATACTGTATTGGAAGCTCCTGCTAATAGTTATTTTACAATAACATCTGATACGCTTGCTTATACTATTTCAGCTGACCAGTTTACTTTAAATGCTGTTCAGTATTCAGATGTTAGGGTGTATATTGATAAAAAGTTAATAGCTTTGAATAAAGAATATGTTGTTGACCTAACTGGCCTTACAGTGACGTTGCGTAAAAAAATACGTGATAAGAATATAGGAAAACAATTAGTTGTTAGTATTAGAACCAATGCAGAGTATTCTTATGATTCTACAACTGGAGATTTAACATTAAATAATTCTTATGATAGCAGTCATAAAATTCAAGTATTAACATCTTATAATCATGATATATTAGATCTTGAAAGAACTACAGTTAATATTTCTTCATTAGTATCTTCGATACCAGGATCTGTTGATTATTATCGTTATCAAGATGCAACACGTGGAATTATCAATTTAAATCATACTGTACCTGACGAAGAATATGCTTGGATTATTCAAAACGGACGTTTGTTAACTCCGTTAATTGATTATCAGATGCTATCAAATCACCAAAGTGTGCAATTAACAGTTCCACCTGCCCCAACTGATAAGATTTCAGTGTTATTGTTTAACAACAATGTACCACAACCTGGAATTTCATACATGCAGTTTAAAGACATGTTGAACAGAACTGTTTATAAGAGACTGGCACTCAACCGACATACACTATTGGCACAAGAGCTAAATTGGTATGACACACAAATTGTAGTTAAAGATGGAACAGTTTTAACAACACCAAACCCTTCAACTAACAAACCAGGTGTGATAGAAATTGCCGGTGAACGTATCGAATATTTTAAGAAAGATCTTAATATATTAAGTCAGTTACGTAGGGGAACTTTAGGAACTGGTGTTAGATCTTATAGTAATGTAGGAACAAGTGTACAAGATATTGGTACAGATTCTACTATCCCGTACAGTGATATTACCGATGTGAGGCCAATTATTTCAGATGGAGTAACTACAACATTCAATCTAGACCTTGGATTTACATTAGATCCTACTTTTACAGACTATAATTCATTATTTGAAGTATTTGTAGGCGGACAGGATGACTTAAGAAGATTGAAAAAATATGATTATGTTCATTACAATCCTACTTTAGCTCCTTACAGTCCAACAATTCCTATCTCTGATACAGATCCAGTTGGTACAATTAAAGACGGCGATGAAAAGTTTGCTAAAGAATTTGTTGTTTCTAATGTAACTACAGCAGGATCAGTAATAACATTGGCAAACGTAGTTACACAAGGTACTCAAATTACGATAATTAGAAAGAGCGGCCAGTCGTGGGACGGCGACCATTCTGCTAATCCTGTTAATATATTGAATGATGTAAGTAATATTGCATCTTTCCTTAAGGCCACTCCGGGTATATGGTATACTGGATTTAACAACAACAGAAAACTAACTATAGATAGTTCTAAAGTAACATTCGACAGCGGTAATGTAACATTAGACAAAGGATAAAAAAAATGACACAACAAATTTTAAATTATGGAAATTCAGTTAATGACGGCACCGGCGACACATTGCGTGTTGCCTCAGTCAAAATAAATGATAATTTTACAGACTTGTATACAAAAGTAACTTCCTTAACCGGACTTACATTACCTCCGCAAACAAACTTTCAAAATGGTTTGTTAACTACTGACGGATTATCTTTAAGTTGGACAGCATCGCCTATCACCGTAGATAATTTACTAGTAGCATCGGGTCAGTATAGTAATCCAATTTGGATTACTAGTTTAGCTTATTCTAAACTTACAGGTGCACCGGTACTTAGTGCTGTAGCAACTACTGGAAGTTATCAAAGTCTATTGAATAAACCTGTATTTGCTGCTGTGGCTACTAGTGGCAGCTATAACGATTTATTGAATTTACCTACAATTCCAGCCGCACAAGTTAATAGTGACTGGAATTCTAGTTCTGGAATTTCTAGAATTTTAAATAAACCAACACTTGCTTCAGTAGCAACTAGTGGTAGTTACAATGATTTGTCAAATAAACCATCACTTTCTACAGTGGCAACTAGCGGTAGTTACAACGATTTATCTAATAAGCCATCATTATTCAGCGGTGCTTATTCAGATCTAACTGGTAAGCCATCATTGTTTAGTGGTGCATATTCAGATCTAACTGGTAAGCCATCATTGTTCAGCGGAGCCTATGCAGATTTAACTGGTAAGCCAGATCTAAGTGTTTATCAATTAAGCTCATCTGCATTCAATGGAAATTATAATAGTTTAACTAACAAACCGTCTCTTGCAACAGTAGCAACTAGCGGTAGTTACAGTGATTTGTCTGGAACTCCAACACTTTCTACAGTTGCAACTAGTGGGGACTATAGAGATCTATCGCATACACCTAGTATTCCTTCTATTGGAAATTTTGTATTTACTGGTAGTACAATAACTTCCACTGGAAATTCTACAGTTGAAATTGATGAAAATGTATTAGTTAAAGAATCAATCTCAATACAAACTTCTGCTACTTCAGGATCTTATAATTCTGTTTTGAATTTCAATAACACAGCTGGGTTATCTGTGTTTTCTATAGATGCATCGTTTGCTTCCCCTGGTACAGCAACCGTATCGTTGTTAGCTAGCTCTGGAGGATCTAGTGAAAACAATGTATCTAGAAATATGGACATTGGTACAACAAACGGCAGTGTTAATATCAAACACGGTACTAGCACCTTGTTTACAACTAGTTTGAGCGGAATTGACGGATCTTTAAAATTAGCTAACGGGGCGATGACTTCTGATACTAATATAATTGATATCTTTACTAATACCTCATCTCCTAATTTCGCAGAAGTTTACTTGCATGACAATACTGAAGTAGCCATTACAGCAGATGGCGCCATAACAAACTGGTCGTTTAAATCAGGAGGTATGCTATCTTTACCGCCTACAAACAATAATGTTAATATCGATGCTAGTGCCGCAGGTGTAATAACTTTGAATACAAACGATACTGTTACTTTTACAAGTTTTAGTGGTATGATTATTATCAACGATAACGATAACGGATATGTATACACTTACATAATGGGCAGTGGATCTGATCCAGTGTTATTGGGTACAACTAATTTGAATCCAACCTTAACTGATTGGGTAACATTTGTAGCTGGAACAGGAACTTACGTCTTTACTAACAAAGCTTCGTCTCGAGACTACAACTTTGTTACCATAAAAACAAGAAATAATGCCTAAAACGGGATTAAACTACCAGATTATATCCGTTGATAAATATAAGATAAAGAGAGATAGATATGCAGACTAAAGACGCAACAGGGATTCATATAGAAGGTCATATTAAAATTTATGACCCAATTTCTAACGAAATTTACATCAACAAACGTAATGCTATTCATTATGAAAATATGAGTATAGCTATTG